CGATCCGAACAAGAACGCGGGCGGTATGGCGGTGGTCGCTTTGGAGGGCAACGGCTCACGCCCCTCCCATCGCGGCGACGGCTACGGCGGCGAGGTATCTTTTACGCTCAACTCCGTGGAACACCATGCCGTCTGTTACCAAGATAAGGTCGGCTCACTCTGCGCGTCGGACTACAAGTTCCCTCAGAACCAGCAGATTGACGAGGGCAAGGTCGTGGTGGAGAACTACCAACACAGCGGATACCGCGAGGTGAAGAAAGCAGGGACGCTCAAGGCTTCGGGCGGCGATTATCCCGGCGGCGAGAACCTCTGCGTGGAGAACCGCTATGTCGTCAGGCGGCTTACCCCGACCGAGTGCGGCAGATTGCAGGGATTTCCCGATGGGTGGTGTTCCAGCTTGGAGACCGCCGAACCTACCGAGGAAGATATAGCGTTTTGGACTGACGTGTGGGAAACCGACCGCCTAATTAAAGGCATATCATCAAAGCCAAAAACTCGCAAGCAAATAATCAAGTGGCTTCAAAACCCATACTCGGACTCCGCTTCCTACAAGATGTGGGGCAACGGCGTGGCGCTCCCGTGCGTAGTCTTCGTCCTCGGCGGCATTGTGTACTACAGCCGGAATTAGCCGTGTTTTTGCCTTGATGTTCGTGCGCTTTATTATCGCTGAAACGCTTGCTATGACAGGCGCTTAGAGTGATATATGTAAGCACCGAAAGGCACACGAAGCCTGCGGAATCAAGCAAAAACGGAGGTCAACGACATGAAACTTTCCTACAACGTAACCGGCGCGGAGCGCAAAAGTCTGGTGGGCGCAATCAGCGCGGCGCTGAACGAGCCGACCAAGTACCTCGGAGCGCCGACATTCGCCTATGAGGTCGGCGGCTACCACATCGACAAGGTCGGGACGCTCACGGGAGCCGACAACCTCGACTTGGAGGACGCGCTCCACCAAGCGGGCTTTGACGCCGACGGCGACACCCGTGAGTACGACGAGCCTGACACTTATGAGAGCGGTATTTCCACCCCACCCGACAAGTCGGGCGGGGACCCCGAGGGCGGCATGGGCGCGCTGCCCACGCCGGAGGAACTGGAAGCCGAGGTCTACGCCGAGCGCGAGATGCGCCGCATGAAGCTGGAAGCCGAGAATGTTCCCGACTACTCCAACAGGGGTCAGTACGGCGGCGACGAAATCCCCGCCTATGAGGATTTGAACCTCACCGAAGGGGAGGAACTGGGGCTGGGGCAAACCCGCCGCGAGGACTTCCACGGCGAGAACGGCATGAGAGCCGATGACGTTCCCGAACCCGACCAACTGGTCATTGAGGTGCCGCTCACGGGCTTCACGCCGGAGAAACTCGACAACCTCGTCAAACTGGTCAACGCCAAAGCCCCGCTCCTGAAGGCGGCTCTGGGCACGGAAGACCTGCCCATCCAGCAGACAGACGAGGACGGCGGCAAGCTGCGGTTCCCTTGGTTCGGCTTCGGCGACCCGCTCGCCTACGACCACGGCGACAAGGTACGCGCCTACGCTACGCTGATTGAGAAACTCTGCAAGGCGGCTAAGGAAAAGCACCGCGTCACCGCCAAGGAGAAGGATATCGAGAACCCCAAGTACGCCATGCGCTGCTGGCTCCTCTCCCTCGGCTTTATCGGCGACGAGTACAAGGCCAGCCGAAAGATACTGCTCGCAAACCTCGACGGCAACAGCAGCTTCAAGGGGGGCAGCCGCCCGACCTACACGGCACATTGCTACACCTACCCGAACGGCTCCGAGGAAGACGCGATGGACTGCGAGACCTTCGAGTTCACGAGCCTGAAAAGCGCGAAAGCCAAATGCGACGAGTTCCTCGCCGACTGCGAGAACGTGAAGTTCGCGGGCTGCCACGTCGAGGGCGACAGCGGCGACTACCTTTATGAAATTCTGACGGACGGGACGGTGAACGAGAAATGAGCAACCAATTTCCAAACAAGGCGACGGTCGAGCGGGTACGCGGACAGTATCCGCAAGGCACTCGGATTGAACTGGTTTCGATGAGCGACCCCTACACCAACCTGAAAGCGGGCGACCGTGGCACGGTGAGCCACGTCGACGACACCGGAACGGTCTTCGCCAACTGGGACAACGGCTCTACCCTCGGCGCGGTCTACGGCGAGGACGCGATACGGCGGCTCTCCAAAGTCGAGGTGGTCAAGGAACAATGCCAAGCGGTGGCGAGGACGGGCAGGACAAATATGTTCGACACGAAGGCGGCGTTCGAGATTGCCCTTGAGATGGGCTTCAACGAGTTAGCGAACTTCATCTTCGTGAACACCAAGGCTTACTCGAATCTGATACTGACGGGCGAACTGGACGACGGCGACCTCATCGAGTTCCCGTAAAGCGCACAAGGAAATCGCCTGATATCGCCCACATCTTTGTGCGCTATATATCGCGGAAATGACTTGCTATCACAGGGGTTTAGAGTGATATATGTGTATGCCGCAAGGCACACGACACTTTTTCCAAGGAGGTCATTCCCATGACAAACCAACTTCACCTGAACCAGACGGTACGCAACCTCGGCATCCTCGCCAAGGTGGTGGGCTTCCACGAAACCACCGGCGACCCGATACTCCGCCCGCTCTGGAACGACGGCAGCCGCTGGCTCGCCGACGCCGCCAAGTGCGAGCCGGTGGGCGAGACGCCCGCCGAGGTCTGGCGGCACAAGGACGGTCTGGTGAGCCTCGGTTAAGCCGGGGTTCACAGCGGAAAGGAGGAACACACGATGGACTACAGCGAACTGATTAAAACCCAGCTTGGCGACGGCTTCACCTTTGTAAAGGCTTACAACGCCTTCGAGAACGGCGAGCTGCGGATTATCGCCAAGGACAAGGACGGGCGGGAACACCGCTACATCCTGATTGACGCGGGGAGCCCCTGTGGCAGTCGGCTGACGGAGAAACCATAAGGAGGACGCGACCATGTGGAGCGAAGGCATCATCGCCTGCCCGACGACGGGCGGCAAGTACAAATACTGGGTCAAGCACTTTGAGGAAGGCTCGGAGTTCGGGATTGGCGGCGGCAGGATAAGCAAGCTGACAATCCGCAAGGTCGGCGAGAGCCGCGACCTCTGCAATTACGACAGGGGCTGGGACGTGGAGCCGGCAGACGAGGTCAAGGCGGTCTACGCCATCATCCTCGGCAAGTACAACTAACCACGAAAACAATCTGAGGACGCTCCCCATCCGGGGGCTGTTCCTCGTACACATAGATTATCCTCAGACTGCTTCGGCGGTCTTTTTTATTGCCCACGGAAAGGAGGTCAGCGACCTTGTTCAAATACGAACCCACACCGCTCATGCTGCCGACAAGCCACTACGACGGGCGGCGGGCGGACTTCGCGGTCAACTTCATATCGATGCTCAAGCACACAACCGGCGAGTGGTACGGGAAGCCCTTCCATCTCATGCCGTGGCAGGAGCAGATTATCAGGGACATCTTCGGCATCGTGGACGCGGACGGCTACCGGCAGTTCCGCACCGCCTATGTCGAGGTCGGCAAGAAGAACGGCAAATCGGAACTGGCGGCGGCTGTGGCGCTCTACCTCCTGTTCGCCGACGGCGAGGCGGGCGCGGAGGTCTACTCCTGCGCCGCCGACATCAACCAGGCGTCCATCGTGTTCAACACCGCCAAGGCGATGGTCGAGCAGTGCGGCGACCTGAACCGGCTCTCCAAACTGATACCGTCCACCAAGCGGATACTCTTCAAGCACACCAACAGCTTCTACCGGGTGCTGTCGAGCGAGACCAAGTCCAAGCAGGGCTTCAATGTCAGCGGTTTGATATTCGACGAACTCTTCGCCCAGCAGACGCGGGAACTCTTCGACACGATGACCAAGTACACGGGCGACGCCAGACGGCAGCCGCTCTACTTCCTCATCACCACGGCGGGCAGGGACAAGACGAGCATCTGCTACGAGATTCACTGCAAGGCAAAAGCCGTGATGGACGGCTCGAAGATTGACCCCTCTTTCTACCCCGCCGTGTTCGGCATCGAGGAGGGCGACGACTGGGAGGACGAGCGCGTCTGGCGGCGAGTGAACCCATCCATCGGCGTGACGATTCCGTTCGAGACGGTGCAGGCCGCCTACGAGCAAGCAAAACAGAACCCAGCCGAGGAGATGCACTTCCGGCAGTTTCGCCTGAACGAATGGTGCAACGCCGACATCCGCTGGATGCCTATGGACAAGTGGGACGCCTGCGGCGAGGCATTTGATGAGGAGGACTACGAGGGGCGCGACTGCTACTGCGGGCTTGACCTATCCTCCACGGGCGACCTCACGTCGCTGGTGCTGGTGTTCCCGCCCGGCTCTGGCGAGACGAAGTACACGGTCTTGCCATATTACTGGCTGCCGGAGGACGTCATCGACCTGCGGACACGCCGCGACCATGTGCCATATCAGGTGTGGAAGAAGATGGGCGTGTTCAACACCACCGAGGGCAACGTCGTGGACTACGACTACATCGTGGCGTTCATCGCCAAGCTGTCCGAACGGTTCCGAATACGGGAAATCGCCTACGACCGCTACGGCGCGGAGAAGATTCGCCGCGACCTGGAGGAACTGGGCGCAGAACACGGCTTTGTCGTTTTCCCGTTCGGGCAGGGCTTCCTCAGTATGTCGCCGCCCTCCAAGGACTTCTACCAGTTCGTGATGGAGGGCAGGATTCGCCACGGGCGGCACCCCGTCCTCGACTGGAACATGGCGAACGTCATTGTCGACCAAGACGCGGCGGGCAACATCAAGCCCAACAAGAAGAAGTCCACCGAGAAGATTGACGGCGTGGTGGCAATGATTATGGGGCTTGCGAGAGCCACCATCGGCGGCGGGATTACCGACAGCGTCTACGCGGAAAGGGGGTTGTTGTTCATATGAGATTAAAAATATTCGACGGATTGTTCCACTCCCGTGACAAGCCCCAGAACCGCTCCGGCGGCACTCTGGGGTTTCTTTTCGGAAGCACGACAAGCGGCAAGCCGGTCAACGAACGCACGGCGATGCAAACCTCGGCGGTCTACGCCTGCGTGAGGATTCTATCGGAGTCCATCGCGGGCTTGCCGCTGCACGTCTACCGCTATAACCGCAACGGCGGCAAGGAGCGCACCACATTCCACCCGCTCTACCGGCTGCTGCACGACGAGCCGAACAGCGAGATGACCTCGTTCGTGTTCCGCGAGACGCTCATGGCGCACCTGCTCATCTACGGCAACGCCTTCGCCCAGATTGTACGAAACGGCAACGGCCAGCCCATCGCCCTCTACCCGCTGCTCCCGAACAAGATGGACGTGGGAAGGAACAGGAGCGGCGAACTGGTCTATACCTACTACCGCGACTGGGAGGAGAGTGGGAACCGACCCAAACAAGGCGGGTTCACGCTCCGAAAGGACGAGGTCTTGCATATCCCCGGCCTGGGCTTCGACGGGCTTATCGGATACAGCCCGATTGCGATGGCGAAGAACGCCATCGGCATGGCGCTTGCCACCGAGGACTACGGCGCGGCGTTCTTCGCCAACGGAGCGAACCCCGGCGGAGTGCTGGAACACCCCGGCGTGATAAAGCCGGAGCAGGCCGACAGGCTGCGGGAGAGCTGGCA